CCTTGCCATGAGAAATTGGAAGACTGCTGGTGGTGCTGGATCAACATATTCCGCTCTCCACACTATAATACCTCTATTCACAGACTTAAGTATTCTTGTTGATACAGCAGGAACTCCATGGTGTGCTCAAATTGAATCTGCCATTACCACATCATTTACTTTACTTGAAGATATTTTAGATGGCACTATTGCTCCTGGAGCAACCACAAAAACATATGGTACTTTATTTGATACAGCAAGTATTTTATCATATCCAGATAGTGTTATTTACGATGCTAATGGAACTATAATTACCCCTAGATCTGATTATGATGACTATCCAATTATTGAAGCTTCTCCGTATACTCAAAACGCTTCAGTAATTTCATTCCTTGGTGGTGGTGGAGCCCTTATTGATGGTAGTAAAGTTAAGCAACCAAACTGTCCATTCCCAGGTCTAGAACTCAATGGCACGGCTACTTATCCTAATCAGGGTAAGACAATGGTTGCTGCTGCTTTTACCATTGTATCTTTTGGGGGTATCGGTTATAGAATTATTAATGATGGTTATGTTCAGCTTGTTTCTGTATTCGTAATTTTCTGTGCTGATGGTGTTCTTGCCGAATCTGGTGGTTATGCTTCGATTACCAACTCAGCAACTAACTTTGGTATCTATGCTCTGAGAGCTATTGGTTATAATAATTTTGCTTACTCATTTGACATTGGTACTATTACCAATGTTTCTGCTACGCCAACAGGAAGAACAATTCTAACAATTGACGGATTGGGCAGAGAACCACTTGAGCACTACATTGTTAAAATTGACGGCTACGAAAATGTAAATACAGAAATTGAATACTACATCGAAACTGTTGGTGCAGTAACTGTAGGTCCTCCTTTCTCAGCTCAGGTCACAATTGAATCTGGCTCAGGTGGTGGTGCCGAATTTAGAGAAATCGCTACAGGTCAGGCAGTATCTACATCAGTTTTAACTGGCAAAACTATTAGATTACATAGACCTTCTATTGTTAACTCTTCATCCCACACTTGGGAATTTGCTGGCTCTGGCACAAACTACAACGCTCTGCCAGAAAACGGCGGCGTTAAGATTGAAGCAAACGAGCAAGTTTCTCAAAATTACGGCAGAACATATGTTTCTGGTACTGATGAACTTGGTGACTTTAAGGTTGGTACATTTGCTAGAATTGAAAACAGAACTGGTAACATTACCTTCACTGGTACAGTTACAATTTCCGAAGTTGAATTCCTTAAGTTGAAGGGCGGTGATGTTGTTGTTACTGGTTTCGACGCTTCAAATACTCTTGGCGGTGCTAACTCAACCGACTCTAAACTACCAACTCAAAAGGCAGTTAGAGATTACATTACAAACAACCTCGGACCTTTCATCAACAAACCATACTCAACGAATGCTGTTCCTAGAGCACTTGTTGAACTAACTGATTCTGGTAAGATTTCAATTGATCAAATTCCTCCACTACGTCCATTCAGTGTTTATACTGTACCAGATCAACAATCTCGTTTAAACATTGAAGGTGCTCTAGCGGGCGACATTGCTATTCAACAGGATACATCAACTTCATATATTTTGAACAATGATAATGATAGTTTGTTTGTATCATTTGCTGTAGATCCAACTTTACAATTTACTATTGGCGATGTATTTACTGGAAGTGTTTCCGAAAGTAAAATTCAAGCTACAGAATATCGTCAAGGTGTAGTATATCAAATTAATATTACTGATGCTGGCTCTGGATATACAACTGCTCCTGTAATAACAATCACTGGAGGAAATCCACAAGCAGGTGCTGTACAAGCAGCAGCAACCTGTACCATTGCTAATGGTCAAGTTGTAACTATAGAAATTGAACTGTTCAATGGTTATATTGGAGGTAAAGGATATACTACTGCTCCAACTGTTACTTTCTCTGCTCCTTCTGGAGCTGGCACACAAGCAACTGGTGTTGCTTTAATTGAAAGCAGATTGTATGGCGATATTGTTAACAACATCAAAATGAGTGAGGCTGATACTATTCAGTCTAGCGATATTCCACAAGAAACTATTAATATTAATAGAGTTGTAAATACTTCTGCTTCAGATAATAATAACTGGGTATCTCTATCAACTAACCAAATTGCTGCTTCTGATATTACATCTGGAGTTATTTCTACCTCACGTTTAGCAAATAATTCTGATGCTGCTAACTCATTCACTTTCCTAAGAGGTGATCAAAGTTATGTTCCTGTACTACAATCTATTAAAGGAGCTGAGACTAGATATTTTGCTAAATTGTTTAGCCAGGCAAGCAGTGGTTCTAGCCAATTAATCTTTACAACAAACTCAAATACTCTTGTTGGACACCAAGTAGTTGATAATTTAACTGGTATTCAAGCAAATACCAATATAAATGGAGTAGTAACTTCAGGTGGATTAACTACAGTTTCTATCAACAATCCATTAACATCAACTCTTGCCGCTGGAACTATTATTGAATTTAGAAGAGGAACTTCTCCTCTTGTTTTTGAATCTTCTTTCACTCAAGGTAGCTTTGTTGATAATGTCGTTATTGCTAACGGAGGAACTGGATTTACTGATGGTCAGTATTTTGATGTTCCTTTGACGGGTGGTAGTGGTACTGGATTAAAAGTAAACCTGATTGTTTCTGGTGGCAGCGTTGTTGAAATAACTGTAACAAACTCTGGAGCTAATTATACATCAGACTTTAATGTTTCTACAGCTCCAGCTCAAATTGGTGGAGGATCTGGTTTAGTCTTAGCTGCTAAAATTAGTACTGTCAATAGACAATACGCCAATACCTCAGTTGATGTCCAAAGAGTAACTGATCTAACTATTTCTGCCGATGAATTTGGAACTATTGGTGTTGCTAGATTTAAAAAATCCCAATTCCAAATTGGACAGGCAGGTAATGGTTCTGTTGTTCTCAAAACAGGTGCCGATAGTGGTCTAGATGCTGACCTATTGGATGGTGCTCAGGGTTCGTATTACCTGAATGCTTCAAACCTAAATGCTGGTACTGTATCTGTAGATAGACTATCTGGTACATATAACATCAGTATTTCTGGACAATCTGGTAATACACTGAGACTTATTACTGGTACATCAAACCCAACATCAAATCCTTCACCAAGTGCTTTCTCGACTGGTATTATTGCTGATACCAGAAATAACACTTCAAATGGTTTAAACGATGGTGGTTCAAAAAATCTTGTAGTAACTCTAAGACCAGGAGGTTCTGGTTTTACAGTTGATGGTGGTATTAAGCAATTAGCTTTCACTGATAATGATAACATGTGGCTTCGTGGCTCTGGAACTGGAGTAGAATCTTTTGGTTCTTGGGCTAAAGTTTGGACTTCTTTAAATGATGGTCCAGATACAGGATTAGATGCTGATAGACTTGATAATAAGCAAGGAACATGGTATCAAAATGCTTTAAATATCAATACTGGTACTATAAGCGATAATAGAATTCCATCATTCCAATCAGAAAAAAATTATCAAGATAAACTTAGAGTATTATCTTTCACTGGAAAACCAAGATATAAAATTTACGTATCTAACAGATTACTAAATGCTTCTCCTTTCTTAGCTGGTTTAACTGTAAACCTTTACAATGCTAATGCTATTGGTGTAGGAACAATATTAATTAGTGACATCACTATTAATCAAGATACCAATGATTCTAATAATAATTACACTATTATTACTGGTATTTTAGATACAGGTAACTTTATTGGAGCTGAAACTATTGGTACAGCAAGCAATAGAGTTCCTTTCCAAGATTTTACAATTTCTGATTTAGATTCCGATGCTAATGGATTGCCAGATGGAACATTTGAAGCCGCTATACTGGAAAGTGATGGAGGAACTGCCAACTTACGTTTAGGTAGAAGAGATGGTCAAGCATCATCTCCTGGAATCTACTTCAGATCTTCTCAGTTAGCAGCAGCTTCTTTCAACTCTGCTATTGTTGCTACTGGAGGAAATTCTACTAACAGTAGTGGATCTCTTGATATTAAAGTTGTTGGTCCTGATGGTGTTACTATTAATGGCAACAAAATTTGGAACGCTGGTAATGTAACTTTCAATAGCACTAACGTTGTAAGCACTGCTGTTATTCGTGACGCTTCTGGCAACTTTGCCGCTGGCACAATCACCGCCTCATTGACTGGAGCAGCTTCACTAAACGTTCTAAAAGCTGGCGATACCATGACTGGTTCGTTAACTTTATCTGGCACAGGAAGCAACTTAACAGTTGGCGGAACTTTGGGAGTTACTGGCAATACCACACTAACTGCTAATTTGACGGTAGATACAAATACATTATTTGTTGATGCTACAAACAATAGTGTTAACATTGGCACTGTTTCAAATGCTTCTGGAGTCAAATTACAAGTTTTTGGCGATGCTGCAGCAGATACAATTCTTCGTGTAACGGCAACAGACGGAACATATGATCCAGTAATTCAATTAGCTGCTAACTCTGGATTTACATCCGAAGGTTTTGAACTACGTTATGACAACAATGTTGGGGACGTTTACTTCAAACAAATATTTACTGGATTAACAACTACACCAGCATTTAGATTCAGCACTGGAAACAAATCAGATGCTTTAGTGATTACTGGAAATGGAAGAGTTGGTATTTTTGGTACTCCAAATGATTCTTATGAATTAGATGTTACTGGTGATGTTCGTGCTTCTACCAGTTTAACAGTTGGTAACGCAGCTAGCAACAATGGCGCTCCACTTTTATTCTTAGGTGCTTCTGGATACAGAAACTTCAGAATTGGTAATCAACTAAATGCTAATGATATTTTTGAAATTACTCCATCCACAGATAATGGAGGAACTACATGGTCTACTACTCCAGCAATTGCTATTTCTGGAACAAGTAGTTTAGTTGGTATTGGAACAACTACATTTACTAGTACAGCAACTGGATCCACAGTAACATACAAATTAAATGTTGAAGGTAATATTAACATTAATGGTCAAGTATATCAAAATAACTTACCATTTGTAACTTCAAGATGGACCGAATCATCAAATGGCTTGGATATTCATAGATTATCTAAGGTTGGTATCGGATTAGCCAATCCAAATTATACTTTACATGTTGGAGGTGCTAACAACAATGGATTAAATATTTCTGGCTCTAATTTCACATCTGGTCAGAATATTTCTGTGTTGTATGCCAATGGTGATAAACAATGGCTAGATACATATGGAGTAATTAGAGTTAATAGAAAATCTATTACCGAAAATGTTACCATTTCTGCTAGTGATAATGCTGTAAGTGCTGGTCCTATAACAATAGGCAGTGGTTACACAGTCACCATCCAAGAAGGTGGCGTTTGGAACATTATTTAATTGTAAATTTTATCTTCTATCTCAGCTATGCAACCATCAGTAACTTCAAAACTAATAGTAAACACTGTAGTATCAACGACATCATTTTCTATTGATGTTGTTGATTCTTATCCAGAAAATCCAGAAGACGGAGATTTAGTTTATGCTCTACAGGCTGACGGAACATACAAACTTTCATATTATAATGTGGAAGAATGGAAATAAATAAATTACAAGGTAGATAAAATAATTATGTCCGCTATTAATGCTGGAAATATATCAGTATCATCTAAAATTAACATTCCTAAATTAACTACAGCACAAAGAAATGCTTTGGGAAATCAGGCTGGTCTTCTAGTATATAATACAGATGATTTAGAAGTTCAAGTAAACACAGGATCTCAGTGGATTCCTGCTGGGAAACTTTCTTTTGGAGCATTGTTTCCATTCACTACTTTTACTTTCACGAATGGAGGAGCGACATTAAATAATGGTCCTAGTCGCCAATCTTTAATATCTACTTATAATACGACAGCCAATCCTTGGTTAAATGATAGTCAATTTTATGATGTTCCATCCCCAGGCATTCAAAGATTTACTGTTCCTAAAGATGGGACATATAGAATTACAGCTATTGGTGCCGTTGGTGGGCAAGGAGCTTATGGTCAATCTGGAGGAAATGGAGCCAACATGAGAGGAGATTTTGCTCTAGTCCAAGGAGAAAAACTTTGGATTTGTGTTGGTCAATCTGGAGGAAATTATGTAAACCCCTACAATGCTGGAGCTGGCGGGGGCGGGTCTTTTGTTTCAAAAGGTTCTAATTTAGGAACTTCCACTGCTTTAATTGTTGCTGGAGGAGGTGGTGGTGGAGGAACTTCATATTACTTTGGATATTCTCCTGGGTATGGTGCTCCAACAACCAATAATGGTGATACAGCTGGGTCTGTAGGACCAGCAGCTTATGCTCAACCTGGAGCAAGCTTTAGTTTTAATAGCTCTGGTTATGGAGGAACCTACCCATTAGGATTCCGTAATGGAGCTACGGGTGGATCTGGTCTTTATAACTGTATTGGTGGTTTTGGTGGTGGTGGAGATACTTATCACACTGGAGCTGGTGGAGGAGGGTATTCTGGAGGAAATACTGGTCAATATTATTATAGTGTTCCAAATGGTTATGGTGGTGGATCATATAACAACGGAACCAATCAATCCAATACTGGCTCCGCTAATGCTGGAATGGGCAGTGTTACCATTACTATCCTATAAATATTGTAGAAATAAAAAAATAGAATGTCTCATCTAAACGTTGGATCTTTAAAAGTTACTGGTAGTATAAAAATCCCAGTTTATACGGAAGCACAAAGGGATTCAATGGCTACTCCTAGATTGGGTATGCTTATTTTTAATTCTACTTCAGCAAAAGTCGAGATTTATAATGGAGGAGATTGGAGTATAGCAGGAGAAGAAGGCGGGGGAGGAGGAGCAAATGCTGGTGGTGGATTATTTGCTTTCACTTCTTTTACGTTCACAAATGGGGGAGCAACCTTAAATTCTGGTCCAACAAAATCTGCTTTATTATCTTCCTATAATGTTTCATCAAATCCTTGGTTAAATCAAACTGAATATTATGACGTAACATCTACTGGCATTCAAATGTTTACTGTTCCTAAGGATGGAACATATCAAATTCAAGCGTATGGTGCTGTTGGAGGTCAAGGTTATTCTGGTTGTATTGGAGGTAATGGAGCTGTAATGACAGGTTCCTTTACTTTAACAAAAAATCAAAAACTTTGGATTTGTGTTGGTCAAATTGGAGGAACTTGGGTAAATCAATATAATGCAGGAGGTGGAGGAGGAGCTTCATATGTTTCTGTTGGGGATAGTTTGTCAACTTCGTCAGCTTTAATTGTTGCTGGTGGTGGAGGAGGTGGAGGAACCACAACTTACTTCGGATATTCTCCTGGGTATGGTGCTCCAACAACTAATAATGGCGATACACCTGGAACATATTATGGAAATTCTTATGCCCAACCTGGAGCCAGTTTTAGTTTTAATAGCTCTGGTTATGCTGGAACTTTTCCATTAGGATTTAAAAACGGAGCTACAGGTGGCTCTGGGCTTTATAACTGTAGAGGTGGTTTTGGTGGCGGAGGGGATACTTACCACAGTGGAGCTGGCGGTGGAGGATATTCTGGTGGAGCTACAGGAATTTATTATTACAGCACACCGAATGGTAGTGGAGGAGGATCTATTAACAACGGAACCAATCAATCCAATACTGGTTCATCAAACAATGGCGTGGGTAGAGTAGTTATAACTTTACAAGAATAAATACTAAAGTAATATTATTTTATATTAACGATTATGGACACCGAACAACTTAAAAAGAATTTTGAGGAGCAGCTTGCTGCTGCCGAAAAACAAATCATTGATTTAGAAGCAAGTCTAGAAAAAGCTAAAGAGTACAAGCTAAAGCTTCAAGGTGGTCTTGAAACTCTTGCTCTTCTAGAACAACCCCAGGAAGAAGCGGAGGAAGCTTCGGCAGAATAATTAAATAAATATAACCAATCTCCCTATCTGCTAAATACAGGTAGGGATTTTTTGTATCTAATTAAATGGCAAAGCCATCATCAAGACAGGAACTAATTGATTACTGTAAGAGGCAGTTGGGTGCTCCTGTGCTTCAAATTAATATTGATGATGATCAAGTTGATGATGTCATTGATACTGCTATTCAATACTATCAAGAATATCACTTTGATGGCATTGAAAGAATGTATCTTAAGCATGAACTTACCGCCAATGATGTAGCAAGATTTAAAGAAGGAGATGAGCTTACAAGCACAACAGATCCAGATGGTTCATCTTGGATTAATAGAAAGAATTTTATTGAAGTTCCAGATCACGTAATCGGTATTCAAAAAGTATTTGGTGTTACATCCAACTTTGCTCGTAATGATATGTGGGGATTTAGCAACCAGTATTTCCTCATGGATATTTTTTCATTCTCTGCTGGCTATACTTTTGGTCACTTTGATCTAGCAAACTACTATATGATCAAAAGATATTTTGAAGATATTGATATGGTCATTAATACTGGTGCTCTTGTTGAGTTTCGTTTTAACAAAAGACAAGATAGATTGTATTTGGATATTGACGTAGACAGAATTAAGGAAGGCAACTATCTGGTTATTGATTGTTATCGTGCTCTCGATCCAGATGAATGGAATCAAGTTTGGAACGATAGTTTTATAAAGCGTTATGCCACTGCTTTAATGAAGCGCCAATGGGGACAAAACCTTATCAAGTACAACAATGTTCAGTTGCCTGGTGGTATTACATTAAATGGTCGTCAAATCTGGGAGGATGGCGATGCTGAAGTTAAAGATCTAGAAGCAAGAATGCTTACAGATTACTCCCTACCTCCAATGGATATGATCGGATAAAATGCCTACTAGTCCTTATTTTCCAAGCTATTACGATGGTTATCAAGGTGAGCAAGATCTAGTTCAAGATCTTGTTGACGAGCAGATTAAGCTGTTTGGTTCTGATATCTATTATCTACCCAGAACTATTCTCAAAGATAATACATTAGATGATCTAATTTATTCTAAATTTGAAGACCAGTTTCAGGTTGAAATGCTTCTACAAAATGTGGAGGGATTTGGTCAGTCAGAATTTATTAGTAAGTTTGGTCTAAAAGTAACACAAGAAATTAAGTTCCATGTTTCTTCTAGAAGATGGAGAGAAGAAGGAACTGCTTTTAATTTGGATGTCAGACCATTGGAAGGAGATTTACTTTACTTTCCATTAACTAAAGACTTATATGAAATTAAATTTGTTCAAGTAGAAGAGGTATTTTTCCAGTTTGGTCAACTACCATTCTATTCTATTACTGCTGAAATCTATGAGGTTGGTAGTGATAAATTTGATACTGGTGTTAGCGATATTGATACAGTAGAACTAACCACTAGTGCTGCTATTGATATTGTATTTGTAGCTAGTAGCGGTGATGCTGATTTTGAAATTGGTGAAACAGTTACTAGCTTGCTCTCTAATGTTACTGCTACTGTATCTGATTGGGATTCTGCTACAAGAACATTAACTGTTATCAATAGATCAGGAACATTTATTGAAAGCGAATTTGTAACTGGTGCTGATAGTGGTGCTCAGTGGACAATTGAATCGTTCTCTACAATTGAAGATACAAATACTGAGTATGATGAAAATAAATATATTGAAAACGAGTCAGACGATATTCTCGATTTTACAGAGAACAATCCGTTTGGAGAATATGGTAATTTTATGGATAGCTTCTAATGTTAGGTAATCATTTTTATAACGAGGCAATACGAAAAACGGTAGTTGGCTTCGGAACACTATTCAATAATATTGAAGTACAGAGGAGAGATCCTCAGACTAAAGAAGTTATTGAGGTTCAGAAAGTTCCTCTTTCTTATGGTCCCAAAGATAAATTTATTGCTAGAGTTGAGCAAAACATAGATCCTACTCCAGGAGCACCATACGAGAATATGAGAATTCCTCGTATGTATTTTGAAATGACTGGGATTAATTATGATGGAGCAAGAAAGGTAAGTCCTATTCAAAAATATAAAAACATTATTGCTGACAATGGCAATGAAATAAGAGTTCAATATGTTCCTGTTCCTTACAATATTGATTTTGAACTGGGTGTGCTTGTCAAGTCACAGGATGATGGATTACAAATTGTAGAGCAAATCCTACCATACTTCCAACCAAATTTCAACATCACTGTTAATTTTGTTCCAGAGATGAACGAAAAGAAGGATGTTGCTATTGTTATGAATAATGTTGATCTAGATGATACTTGGGATGGCGAGTATGCTAATCGTAGATCCATTATTTGGACTTTTCAATTTACTGCCAAGTCATATATCTACGGTCCCTTCAATCAGGCTGACATCATTCGTAAAGCTATTATTTACGAAACTGTTGGTGATCTTGAACAAAATAAGCGTAATGCTAGATTTACATATACTCCAGAAGCATTACAAGATTATAATGAAGACGGAGTAATTAACCAAGCAGATGATGCTTTTGTAACATCCGACGACGATTTTGGATTTAATGGAACTATTGATCTACTATGAACGAATTTGAAAAAAACATGGAACAATTATTCGACATTGAAGTTGAAGCAGAGACCACAGAAATTGTCGAAGCTGAAAAGAAACCACCTGCTAAAAAAGAAGATCCAGAAAAAGATTACGAATATACCAGAGGTCAACTCTACGACCTCATAGAGAAGGGCCAGGAGGCCGTACAAGGGGCTTTAGAGGTTGCTCAGGAGTCAGGGCACCCCAGAGCTTATGAAGTCGCTGTGAACGCTATGAAGCAGGTCTCAGACATGACTGATAAATTAATTGATCTTCAAAAGAAAATGAAGGATCTTGATGCCCCCGTCAAAGGCAAAGGACCAACCACAGTTAACAATACTATGTTTGTTGGAAGCACTGCCGACCTTCAAAAAATGATTAAAGACATGGGCAAAAAATTAACATCGGAATAAATAATACTAAGAAATAAACAATACAATAATGGAAAATACTGATTCTTTAAACGAACTTCCTGTAGAACAACAACCAGAAGAACTTAATTCACCATCAGGAGAAAGTGAAGTAGTTATTCCACCTCCACTTGAATTTGTTTCTGAAGCTGAAGAATATACGGAAATTTTAAATAAAGTTTTGCCAGATTCTCCTATGGCACTTCAACTTGAAAAATCAAAAGAATTTTTACAAGTTTGTGCTTCTTGTCCAAAACTTCTTCCTACATTTAAAATGTGTATTGAAGATGGTAGTTACGTAGAAGCTTCCTCTAAGGTGCCAGGTAGAGCATGTCCATTAGGAAAATGGATTTACTAATTTAATTTTTTATGTCTTACATCAGACACGATAAAGATAACAATCCAGTTTCTCCTCAACCATCAGCAAACTCATTAACTAGGTTTAGTGGGTGTGAAGGATGGTCACAAATTACTTATTCTGTTTGGAATGGAGATTATGTTGCCAGAAATTCTGATAACACAATAAGAACACCTGGAGTATTCCAGGCAAGAAATTCTGATAATACTATTAGAACTCCAGCAACATATCAACGTCATGATATAAACAATCAGCCAATTAATGATTGTGAGATTGGCGAAGATGACCCAGCAAACGCAGCAGAACCAGATGCTACAGCATGGGTATTGATGGACGGTCCTTTCTACAACACTACTGGTGATCCAAATTCTGGATTTGTTGGGGGACAGAGTTGGAGAAAGATGGCTCCATCTGCTGATGTAAATGGCAAAACTTCATACATTTATGGAGATGAAACAGTAACTTGGACTGGAACTGAATGGCAGTATGCCAATCTTTATACTGGAGTTATTGCCTCATCTTCAAATGATGTTACCTATCCATGGTTGGCAACATGGAACAATGGATACACTGGTGCCAAGATTACATCAACATATGTCAAGACAACTAATTACCCAGCGGTTCCCTAATCATGGCACAGTATAGCAAACACTACGAAGATTTCTTACCACAGGAAAAAACAAACTTTGAGGTAGTTATGATTGCCGATAACTTCGGTAATCTTACTGCTGGCACAGGTGCAACTGCTACTGATGCTTTCGGTCGTTTGAGAGTTGCCGAGACATTCACTCTCGGTGACTATAAGCACATCTATGCTATTGACCCAAACTTCCTTGATGTAAAAGCAAATGGCGGTGATATCCAATTTACAGCCAATAAAGCAGCTGCCACGATGACTACAACATCTAATGTTGCTTCTAGTGCTGTTCATCAAACAAAGTTCTATCACCATTACCAACCAGGCAAATCACAAGTTATCTTTAGTTCTGTGTGTTTTGGTTATGCCCAGCAGAATGTAACCAAGAGAACTGGATACTTTGACGACAGAGATGGCATTTACTTTGAACAAGTTGGTGGTACTACTGCCAACGGCACAGACAACGGAACACTCAATTTTGTAGTTCGTTCTTATACTGGTGGTAGTGCCAGCGAAGCAACTGTAGGAAATTACAAGAGAAGAGTTCCACAATCAGAATGGAATATTGATCCTTGTGATGGAACTGGTCCTTCCAAGTTCAATATCAATACT